ATGAGATTGAAGCTATTGAAGATGGAACGGTGTTTGTCAACGTTTTTGCAGAGATCAAATCTTAGAAGGTAAGTCATGGACGACCAAGCGAATCAGATCGCGCTGATTAAGGCGCAAGCGCTCGTGGAGCTAAACAAGCTGGAGGCTAACTCCCCTGCGAAGGATGTTGCTGGCAGGGCCATCGGCAAACACGGCTTGTTCTATATTACTTTGATTGTGGTTATTGGCGTCGTCTCGTCCCTCTTTCTGGAGGAACAGAAGATCGCCGCCGTGATGGGTTTGCTGGGCGCCAGCCTGACCGCACTGATTAGCATGCTAAACGGCATCGCTGGGGCGAATCCCAAACAAGAGCGGCCTGAGTTTGAGGTCATGCGGCAACTGATCGACAAACTCGACAAGCTCGACCGCAAGGAACAGCCCATGAAGGTTGATGTCGAAGGTAGCCGGGTCACGGTCACCAAGGGCGATGACACCGTAACGGCCAAAACCAAGGAGTAGACCATGCCACTCCCCCTGATTGATGGACTGCTGGCAGTCGGTGGCAAGCTGATCGACAAGCTAATTCCAGACCCCGAAGCCAAGGCCCGCGCCCAGCTTGAGCTTGCCCAGTTGGCACAAAGCGGCGAACTCGCCCGGATGGCGAACGAAACGCAGTTGTTTGCAGCCGAGCAAACTAATCTGACCGACCGCCACAAGGCGGACATGGCGAGCGACTCTTGGCTGTCGAAGAACATCCGCCCGATGACGCTGGTGGCAATTTTCAGCGGCTACTTCCTTTTCGGGGTGATGGATGCCAATGGCATGGAGGCTAATGAATCCTACGTCCAGTTGCTGGGCCAGTGGGGGATGCTGGTGATGTCGTTCTACTTCGGCGGTAGGACGCTCGAAAAGATCATGGACATGCGGAGAGACAAATGATCGACAACTGGCCCGCATCGTTTGCCAAAGTAATCACCTCAGAAGGCGGCTACGTCAATGACCCGGTCGACAAGGGCGGAGAAACCAATCTTGGCGTCACGAAGGCTGCGTGGGCTGAGTACATCGGTCGCCCCGTTGCCGATGGCGAGATGCGCGCTCTGACCGTAGATGCAGTCAAGAATTTCTACAAGATTCGCTACTGGGACCGGTGCAAGTGTGACGATCTGCCCGCTGGCGTTGACTATATGGTCTTTGATTTCGCGGTCAATGCGGGGGTCGGGCAAAGCGCGAAGTTTCTCCAACGTGCGGTGGGTGCTACTGCGGACGGGGCCATTGGTTCGGGCACGCTTGCAAAGGTGCGGGAAAGCACTACACCTGCGATCATGGAGAGTATCAAACAGCAGAAAGAGAAATTCTACACTGGAATTGTCGAGCGCAACCCGACACAATCCAGATTCCTTCGCGGGTGGATGAATCGAATTGCCCACGTTCAAAGTTGCGCGGAGCAGATGTGTTCTGGCTCATAGGGTGACGGCGTGCCGCTACAGAAAATACTGTTTCGCGCTGGGGTCAACAGGGAGAACACCCGCTATACCACCGAGGGTGGCTGGTATGAATGCGACAAGGTGCGCTTTCGGCAGGGGCTGCCAGAGTCCATCGGCGGTTGGGTGCCCTTCTCGCTCAATACGTTCTTGGGCGTCTGTCGGTCCATGTGGAACTGGGTGACGCTTACAGGCCAAAACCTAATTGGTGTGGGCACCAACCTCAAGTTCTATATCAACCAAGGCGGGGCGTTCAATGACGTAACACCCCTGCGCAAGACCACCAACCCCATGACCAACAACCCGTTCTCCGCAAACGGGACTACGACGGTCACCGTGACGGATACTGCCCATGGTTGCAGCACGGGGGATTTTGTCACGTTCAGCGGGGCTACAGGTACATACGCATCTACTCTGAACGCCGAGTATCGAGTCACGGTGTTGACTGCCAATACCTACACCATTACTACACCCTCTGCGTTGGTAGCAGGGTCGTATGGAGGTGCCGCAGTAGTTGCGGAGTATCAAGTGAGCACGGCTGCTGATATAGCGGTGCCGCTCACCGGCTGGGGTAGCGGGCCATGGAGTGTTGGCCCGTGGGGTGTTGGGACGCCTTCCACCACTTCGACGGTAATGCGTTTGTGGTCACAGCAGAATTACGGTCAGGATCTTGTGTTTGGCCCGCGCAACGGGAACATATACTACTGGGAGCCCAACGGCTCTGCATATGACCGGGGTCTGGCGCTCAACACGCTGGGGGGTACTGTAACCTTCACCGTCGCCTCGCCTACGGTAATCACGCTAACCACCTTACTGACGGAAGGCACTGGCGTGCAGTTCGCCGTGTCTTCAGGGGGTACGCTGCCTACCGGGATAGCCGCGCTCACAACTTACACCCTGTTCAATGTCAGCGGGGTAACCGCTAACCTGCTTGATACGTCGGGGAATCTGATCAACGTCTTAGGTGCCGGTAGCGGTACATTCTCCATCTCCCTGCTGGTCGATTGCCCCACGATCCAGAACGGCATTTTTGTCTCCGCTGTCAATCGGTTCGTCTTTACGCTCGGCACTAATGACTACGGTAGCAGCGCATTGGACCCGATGCTGATTCGTTGGTCCGATCAGGACAATGTGTATGTCTGGACGCCTGACGCCACAAACCAAGCAGGTAGCCTGCGCCTGTCACACGGATCAGAAATTGTTACGGAAGTGCAGACCCGCCAAGAGATATTGGTGTTTACCGATTCGTCGGTGTTCAGTTTGCAGTACGTGGGGCCGCCGGTTGTTTGGGCGACCCAACTTCTTGGGGACAACACCTCTATAGCGGGGCCTAATGCGGCCACGATTGCCTCTGGTGTTGTGTATTGGATGGGCACCGACAAGTTCTACACTTATGATGGGCGTTTGAATACGCTCCCCTGCGACCTGCGCCGGTATGTATTTGGAGACTTCAATACGGCCCAGCGCGCGCAGGTGTACTGCAGCACTAACGAGGGGTTCAGCGAAGTCTGGTGGTTCTACTGCTCGGCCAACTCCAACTACATCGACCGCTATGTCATCTATAACTATCTGGACCGGGTCTGGTACTACGGAACGCTAGGCCGCAGCGCTTGGTTGGATTCGGGGTTGCAGATCAGCCCGCTGGCGACGACTTATGATCCTTTGGCAGAAACCGGTCGAATTATTTCACATGAAACCGGTCTCAACGACAACACCGACGGGACGGACGTGGCGCTCGATGCTTACATTGGCTCCTCTGAATTCGACATTCAGGATGGACACAACTTCGGGTTTGTCTGGAGGATCGTGCCCGATCTGACATTTGCCAACTCGACTAATTCCCCAACTGCACAAGCTCCGCAAGTAACGATGACGCTTATCGGACTCAACAATTCAGGCTCCGGAGCCGTCGCGACCGCCAGTGACGCCATCACCAAGGGCACCAATTACGTGATCACTGAGACGTTTACCGGGCAGATCTACACGCGGATTCGCGGTCGCCAGATGATCTTCAAGATCGAATCCAACCAGATCAATACCGCATGGCAGTTGGGCGCCCCACGTATCGACATTCGCGGCGACGGGAGGCGCTAGATGGCGTTTAATCCTCAAACATACTTCCCAAAAGTACCTTCGGTGCCCAACATGCCGCTAGCCCCGCGTGAGTGGGGCACGTCTTATCAAGATCAGTTCACCAACATCCTGCGGCTGTATCTGAATCAGGTAACGGGGGTGCTGACAACTATTACAGGTCCACGGGGTGGGCGATTCCTCAGTAGCCCCAACGGCTCGTTCTACGATTCCACAGACCTGATCGCAGCCAACACCACCACGGCATACCCAATACCGCTAGCTAACACATACGCCAGCAGCGGGGTGACGGTCTCAAACACTTCGCAAATCAGGGTAGTCGCTCCCGGCACATACAACATCCAAGTCAGTGCGCAATTGGCAAATAGCACCAACGCCGGTCAGGATATTGACCTCTGGTTTCGCAAAAACAATGTGGATATTCCGGACTCCAATAGCCGGATGGGCCTGCCCCCTCGGAAAAGCGTGGGCGTTGCATCACATGCTCTGCTGAGTATCTCGTTTTTTGTGAGTATGCAGGCCGACGATTTTCTGGAGATCGTTTGGCGCACTACGGATGTAGACGCTTACATCGAAGCATTCGCCGCAGGGACATCTCCCACGCGCCCTGCCATACCTAGTGTGATCGTCAACGTGGCGTTTGTGTCCGCACCTCTGTAAAAT